CGCTTACTCAATAACTGGCAACAATGCTGGTTTTGGGCATACCTATGTAATTACTGCCGCAGCTGGCTCTTATACGTTAACTGGCTCTGATGCCAGTTTGACGGTTACGCGCCTTCTCGCTGGTGATGCAGGTAGTTATGCCCTGACAGGGTATGACACGACCCTGGTCCACAATGATGTTATCTATGCAGGTTCTTGGGCGTTCAATATCATTGGATATGACGCAGGACTGATTTCGACAAAGCTATTGTTTGCTGATGCTGGCGCATATACGCTAACTGGTAGCGATGCTGTTCTAGCTAAAAGCACGATATTTAATTGTGATGCGGGCGCATATTCGTGGACTGGAAATGACGCTGGCATGACTTATCAGCCAGTGAGACATGAAACCACTGGCGGTATTGCACCTAAGAAAACAAAAACACCCATCAAAAAGAATCAGCGAGCCGATATTGAAGCCGCTGTTCGTGAGGCATTTGACAAGATGGACGGCACTTATGTGCCGCCTGAGATAGTTGCTGAAATCCAAAAAGAAGTGCGCCAAGAAGTCAAAAAGATTGATTTAGGCGAATACGATGTGGTAATGGCGCAAATAAATGCGTTATTATTGACCGCAAAGTTAAGGATTCATGAGTACGAATCTGAATTGGATGATGAAAACGCACTACTGCTCATTTTATAAATGCCAATCTATCAAACGAAATGTCCTAAATGCGAATCTCAACAGGAGATTTTTCGCACGCTCGCCAATTTTGATGACCTGCCCGAATGTTGCAACGTACGGGTTGAGCGCGTTCTATGCGCCCCGATGGTGATAAATGACATTCAGCCTTATCGGTCTATGGCAACAGGCGAGATGATTATGTCTCGCTCGCAACACCGCGACCATCTCAAAGCCACTGGTTGTGTTGAAGTCGGTAATGAATCGATTAAACCCAAGACCAAATCGTGGATTGAAGAAAAGACCCAAAAAGAATCCATCCGCAAGGAAATCGCAGCCCGTATTGACACAATCTAGGAGATTAAATGTCAGAAGAAAACCAACTGGATACCCAGGAAGTTCAACCCGAAGATACACGTGACGTAATTGCCCGTGAATTCGACAAACTCGACGCGGCTGAAAAAGCCAACGAGCAAGACCGTGATGATGACGGTAAATTTGCTCGCAAACCTGCTGAGGCAGAGCCTGAAAAGGATGAGAATCCGCTGAATCAACAAAAATCTGTTGAGAAAGAGGAAACGCAGCCCAAAGAGGAAACCCCTAAAACAGAGCCAGAGCGCAATCCTTTTGCGGCTTGGAAAAAGCCAGCTCAAGAGGCAATTAAGGCTTTGCCACCTGAAACGCAACAATTCATCATTGAGCGTGAACAGCAATTCCACAAGGGAATCCAGCAATACAAAGAAGATGCCCAAAAAGGCCGTTCTTTGGGCAATGCAATCGCCCCACACATGGAATACTTGCAACAGCTCAATGTTGCCCCTGAAAACGCTATCAATGCTTTGTTGGCCACTGAGCGCGTTTTGCGCACCTCAGACCCTGAAACTAAGGCAAAAGCATTTCTAAAGTTAGCACATGATTACGGTGTTGATGTAAATGGTTTGACAAACGTACAGTTTGACCCTTATCATCACCAACTAGAGCAACGCCTTGCCCAACAGCAGGCCGCGCTAGAATCTATTACGCGGTCTCGACAGGTCGCGGAAGAAGCGCAGTTAGGTCAAACGATCGAGCAATTTGCGCAATCGCATGAGCATTTCGATGAAGTTCGCGAAACGATGGCAGACCTTTTAGACAAGGGCTTCGCTAGTGACCTGAACGATGCTTACGCAAAAGCTGTGCGTCTGAATGACGGTTTATATGCTCGTGTGCAAGCACCGCAAGTAAACAATCTTCAACGTGCAAATGAAGCTGCCAAAGCAGCCAAGGCATCAGCCGTGTCTGTCAAAGGGTCTCCAACAGGGGTTACACGACCTCCAGAGCCTAAGACCACTGAAGATGCTGTAAGGCAAGCGATGGCGCAAATGGGTATTTGACTTTTCAACTTTAAGGAGGCCATATGGCTTACGCAAACAGCGCTATTAGCGACATTATCGCTACCACCATCGAGAGCCGTACAAAATCGGCTCAGGACAACCTGACTAACAACAACGCATTGCTGATGCGCTTGAAAGAGCGTGGCAACATTAAGACTATCTCTGGTGGTTCTACCATCTTGCAAGAGATTTTCTACAATGATCCAAACACCAACTTTGCTAACAGCTACTCTGGTTACGAAACTATCAACATCAGCCCTGATAGCCCCATCTCTGCTGCCCAGTTCACAATGAAGCACTATGCTGACGCTGTGACCATCTCTGGCCCAGAAATGTTGCAAAACAGCGGCAAAGAGCAGATGATCGAATTGATCGCTACTCGCGTTGAAGTTGCTCAAGCTCGCTTGGCCAACAAGATTGACGTGGACTTGCACGGTGACGGCACTACCAACGGCGGCAAAGCCTTGGTGGGTCTGGCTGCTATGATTTCTACATCGCCTACATCTGGTACTTACGGTGGTATCGACCGTTCTGCTTGGGCTTTCTGGCAAAACGGCGCTTACACTGGTACTGCATTGACTGGCGGCGCTTTGACCACTAGCAACATCCAATCTGCAATGAACACTGTGGCTTTGAGCCGCGTTCGTGGCAATGACCGTCCTGACCTGATTTACGCAGGTACTACCGCTTACTCTCTGTACTTGGGCAGCTTGCAAGCTATCCAGCGTATCACCGACGACAAGTTGGGTGCTGCTGGCTTTACAGCTATCAAATACTACGGTTCTGGCGGTTCTGCTGACGTTGTGTTGGGTGGTGGTATCGGCGGCAACCAAACTGCTACCCGTATGGACTTCATCAACACCAAGTTCACACACTTCCGTCCTCACAAAGACCGTAACTTCGTGGCTATCGGCGGTGACCGTCAAGCCGTCAACCAAGACGCTATCGTGCGCTTGATTGGCTGGTCTGGTGCTTTGACTTGCTCTGGCGCTCAGTTCAACGCAACTTTGTCTGTGTCTTAATTGACGCTTTTAGGAGAAAACTAACATGGCTTACACCATTCAAACCCCTCTGGTTGGCGCACAACCTATCGCTGTTACTGACACAGTGCAAAACCATCCCCTCGGCACTCGCGTGTTCGCTACTGACCCTACATATGGCGCAGGCGAATTCGTGTATTTGAAGGGCGTGGCTTCTACTGCTGTTGGCAACGCTGTCATTTATGACCAATACGCTGGTACTTCTACCCGCGCTGTTGCTGGCTCTCGTGGCCCAGTTGGCGTGGCAATGTCTGCTAACGTGGCTTCTCAGTACGGCTGGTATCAAGTTAGCGGCTCTGCCGTGGTGACTTCTGGTACTGTTGTGGCCGGCGGCTTGGTCTATGTGACTGCTACTGCTGGCACATTGGATGACGCTGTTGTGGCTGGTGACAAGATTGATGGCGTTGTGTTCAAGACTGCTAACGGTACTCCTGGTACTGGTTTGGCAGTTGCACAAATGTGTCATCCAAGCCTTAACGGCAACGGCTAATTGATGTAGCATAGGGGGGCAGGCAATCCGCTTGCCCCTTTTTTATTGGAGAAACAATGGCTGAACAAATCGCATACGTTGGAGACACCTCTGGCGATGAGTTTTTGGATGTAACCTTTTATTCAAAAATCGTTGATGGTGTAGAAGTTGAATTTGTAAACCTCAAAGTCCCAGGCGACAAAACCTTGGAAATTGACGTTGAAGCAACAGACGAATACCGCGCTCGTTTTGGTCGCAAATATGCGGCTTACAAGCAAATGCAAGGTATGACAGGCACACCGATTGATGAATGGTCAGATGTACCTGACGGCTTTAAACGTGAATTAGCTTACCTCGGTTTCCGTTACGTTGAGCAACTTGCTGGCGCTCCTGATTCTGCCTTTACGCGAATCATGGGTGGTATCCAGTGGCGAGTTAAGGCACAAGCCTTTTTGAACCGTGGCAAAGTTGGTGCTGACGACCTCGTTAAGCAACAACAAGCCCAAATTGATGAACTGAAAGCGCAAATGGCAGCTCTCATGAAAGATGCTCCAAAGCGCGGTCGTAAACCCAAAGAGACTGCCGATAGCGTAGAATCTGAGGAAAATTGATGGAGTGAACTATGGCAACCTTTCTCGAAAATATGCAATCGGTATGTGCCGAGTTAGGGTTGCCAGTTCCGTCAGTAATTACAGGTAATAGCGATGACATGGTGGTGCAGATGACTGCACTGATGAACCGTGTCGGTACTACTCTGACCACAGAGAACAATTGGCAAGCGCTGATTAAAGAGTATCGTTTTCAGACTGTTTACTATCAATACACGGGCAACGTAGCCCTAAATGCTTTGCAATTGACAGGAATGTCAAGCACTGCTGGCCTTACCTCTGACTTCATGGTCATGGGTAATGGCGTGATGCAAGATACGTTTGTGACTTCGGTTACTTCTAATGCTGTCAACATCAATATCAACGCGACAGGCACTTTCTCGGGTGGTACTTACACCTTTGGCCAAGTGAACTATGCGATGCCTACTGACTATCAACGGATGGTCAACAAGACGCAATACAACAAGTCAAACCGTTGGGCTGTGATTGGCCCTAAAGATGCTCAAGAATGGCAATGGCTTAAGGCTGCGTATATTTCAACTGGCCCACGGATGCGCTTCCGTATCCAAGGAAACAAGTTCTCGGTATGGCCTATGCCTGCGAGCAACGTGATTCTTGGCTTTGAGTATCAATCAGGCTCATGGGCGCAATCTGCGTCTGGTACGCCTCAAATGAAGTTGGTGAACGATACCGATACAAGCCTTTTCCCTGATTACTTGCTTATTTTGGGAACAAAGCTAAAGTATTTTGAAATCAAAGGATTTGACACAACTGCACTGCGTCTTGATTACGTTCGTGAGTTGAGCAAATTCAAAGCACAAGATGCTGGCGCGGATACATTGTCGATGGCGCCCAAATATCCGAACGTCCTGTTGACACAGAACAACCTTCCGGACACGGGTTTTGGTAATACCACGGCATAGAGTTTGGAAATATGCTAAGATGAAATCTTTAACAGGAGTTCATCATGGGAAGACCGAAAAAAGGCGTTACTTTTTGGGATAGAGTTGAAATGCAAACTGTGCAACAAGAAAATGGTTGCATGGTTTTTACAGGTCACAAAGATGATTATGGATATGGGCGAATCAGTAAAGGCGATAAGCTTGTAAGGATTCATCGAGAGGTTTGGTTGCGTGAAAACCCTGGCGCTGTCATTACTGGCGTCATCATGCACTCTTGCGACAACCCATCCTGTATCAATCCTGCTCATTTGTCGCATGGCACACAAGCTGACAATATTGCAGATATGGTTGCTAAAGGACGTAGAGTTATTTTGAGAGGCTCTCAGCAACATGATTCAAAACTAACCGAAGCTGACATTCCAAAAATTCGTGAACTAATTGCCAATCCAAGAGTACATATGTATAAAATAGCGGAAATGTATGGCGTGAGCGAAACCGTTATCCGCAACATCCGTAATGGTAAAAATTGGAGCCATGTACCATGCACTACACAGGAAAATTAGCAGAACTTTTGCGCAGACCTTTAAACCAACTTGAGGAAAAGATGATGCCTCAAATGGATAAAGCAAAAATGGGTAAGAAGCTGCTTGAGCATCATCCGATTGAATCCAAGGTTGAAGTTGAAGACTATGGAATGGCGCTGAAGCAATCATGATCGCCAACCTTTCAGGCACACCAAAACGCCTAGCCCAAGGCTCAATTGGCACATCAAACACAACCCTTTATACGGCTGTGCCTGATGGTCGTTCTGCTGTCTTAGATATTATGGTGGTGAACACAACTTCATCTACCATCAATCTAACTATGTACATTGGCTCGGCTTCAACTGCTAACGCTTTTGGCTGGTATCAAACGCCTATCCCTGGCAAGACTTCTGTTCAGTTTTCTGGTTTTCAAATCCTGAACCAGAATGAATCTTTGCTGGCGGTCGGCTCTGCCGATGGTTTGACAACTTCAATCAGTGGGCTTGAGCGCGTATGATTTCAAGCACTTATCCAGCATTTAACAGCACTGAAAACTCACTTAGTGCTGATTGGGCGTCACAAGTTGGTCGTGGTAAGGTCGATGGCGCATCTTTGGTCAACATCCAAGGATATAACGCCACAATGCCTTCATCGTTTCGTGCGGCTTGGGAATTGGCTAATACAACAGCGTATGTATTTCCCAGTTCATCGTTGACAATGACCTTTTCTAGTTCATCTGCTGAAACGCTCACAATGCGCGTGGATGGTTTGGATACTAGTTACGTTACGAAAACTGCGATAGTGACATTCTCGGCCAGTACATCAGGCACTGTGACAATAGGTACTGCTGACTTTTTCCGCATCAATCGCATGACGATTACGTCAGGCATAAGTGCTGGAAATATCTCTGCTGCCAATGGTGGCGTGACATATTCCTATATTGGTGCTGGCGCTGGTGTAAGTCAGGCTTCTATCTATACAGTCCCTGCTGGATACACTTTTTACCTGACTAGAGCACAAGCGTTTACAACAAACAACGGCGCTCAGTTCTGTACGTATCGCGTTTATTCTCAAACTTTGCCAAGTGGCGTGACAACTCCGCAAACTGTGCTTACGGCTCCATTTACTCAGTTTTACTCATCAACTCGTGTTGTGCCTCGTGGTTATGTTGAAAAGACTGACATTCAATGGCAACTCATGCAATCAAATCCTGCACCTGGCTCTATCCAAGTTGAAGGTACTTTGATTATCAACACGGCAGCTTAAACATGGCAAGAACCTCACAAATCATCTCGGTAGGCGCTCCAATCAAAGGTTGGAACGTCCGTGACCCGTTGCCAATGATGACGCCTGAATACGGGCCTGTCATGGATAACATCTTCTGCTTGCCTTCTGAATTGATGGTTCGCAAGGGTTATACAAAGTGGGCAACAGGATTTACAGGCACTGCTGAGACTTTGCTTGAATACAACCCATTGAATGGCGTACAACAGATGTATGCGGCTGTAGACAATGCAGGCGCAGTGTCAATTTATGACATTTCAAACGCTGGCGCTGTTGGCGCGGCTAAAGTTAGTGGCCTGACGGGTGCAAAGTTCAAACAGTCAGCTTTTGCTACTTCTGGTGGCAATTTTTCGTACTACGTAAACGGCGCAGATTCAGCCCTTTTGTACGATGGAACGACTTGGTACACCGTCACTACTACTTCGGCCACTTACGCCATTACAGGCCCTTCTAACACTGTTTTCAGGGATGTAATCTCGCATAAGCGCAGATTGTGGTTTGTGCCTAACAACTCTATGGCCTGCTGGTATTTGCCAACAGACCAAATTGCAGGCGCTGCCCAAAAGTTTGATTTTGCGCCGATTTTCCCTCGCGGTGGTTACATCACGAAAATTAGCACTTGGTCGCTTGATGCAGGAACTGGCCTTGATGATTACTTTGTTGTCTTTAGCTCTGAGGGTGAAGTCGCTGTTTATTCAGGCACTGACCCTGCTTCGGCGTCTACTTGGTCGCTGACGGGCGTTTTCTACATTGGCTCACCCACAGGTCGCGGATATACCTGTAAGTTTGGTGGCGACCTGCTAATCATCAATAAGGACGGCATTGCTCAAATGTCAAAGTCTTTGATGAGTTCTAGGGTTAATACTTGGTTACAGCTAACTGACAAAATTCAACCTCAGCTTGCCCAAGATACGACTACATATGCTGACGTCCCAGATTGGGACTTGTTGTTGTACCCGCCTCAAAATATGTTGCTGGTAAACGTGCCTATTTCGGCCACTGATTCGTATCAGTACGTGATGAACACTATCTCTGGTGGTTGGTCGCGCTGGAAGGGATTAAACGCTCGGTGCTGGTACTTTATCAATGACCAATTATTTTTTGGCTCTAATGGCTATGTGGCCTTGGCTTGGGATACTCAGTCTGATAACGGCGCTGAAATTACGGCTGAAGTCTTGCCTGCTTATCAAAGTTTTGGCCAAGGTAGTCAATTGAAATTTTGGTCGTTGGCTCGCGTTTTGGTTGGGTCTACATCCAATTTCTCTTACGGCACTCGTATGGAATTGGATTTCAACTTAAGCACCAAGGAATTCTCAACTCCTAGCGTTGTCCAACAGCCTACGGCTATTTACGGTACATCAAAGTACGACCAATCGGTCTATGGTGGACAGATTCAGGTCAAAAAGGTCTGGGCTAACGTCTCAGGTATGGGTTATTGGGGCACTCTGCATATCAAAATGAAAACTCAATATGCGGACGTCCGTTTGTATTCGTATGACTTAACTGTCGCAGCAGGAGGAAACATCTAATGCCCTCAAAAAATTTGAAGCAGCACAATCTGATGGAGCTTGTGGCGCACAACCCACAGGCTGCCAAACGTCTTGGAATCCCTCAATCTGTCGGACAAGACTTTGTTCAGGCCGACAAAGGTAAGAAGTTTGCAGGCGCTTTGCGAAAGCATGGCGAAAAATCACAGTCTAAAATTGACTAACCTCAAAATTTAATGTAAATTAGGGCTATCGGGCTACCCTGATGGTTTTTAGAAACAAGGAATCATCATGGCATCAGGATTATTTGGAAATGTCGAATCGTTTTTGACTCCACTTGTGGATTCATTTACAAAGACACAACCATCAACTGCAAGTCTTACACAAAATACATTAACGCCATTTGCAGGTTCTGCAAATACGCAACCAGCAGGCTATGTTCAAGATGCCTTGAATAAGCCCTTCACTTTCACAAATACATCAGCAGCTACAAACCCTGGCCAAATCCAGCAACAAGCCGCTGACACCGCTTATCAAAGCGCTACACGCTATCTTGACCCACAATTTCAACGCCAACAAGCAGGCTTAGAAAGCCAATTGGCTAATCAGGGTATCACTCGCGGCTCTGAAGCATGGAATAACGCCATGAATCAGTTTGGCGAGAACAAGAATCAAGCCTATGAACAAGCCCGTAGCCAAGCGTATACACAAGGTTTGGGCGGTGCTAATCAAGCTCTGAACACAATGTTTCAGCAAGGCCAATTGGATGTGGCTCGTGAAAACGCTGCAAAAATGGCTGACGCTATGAAAACTGGCGGTATGTATAGCCTTGGCGGTGCTTTGTTGGGTTCACCTACTGGCTTAAGTGGCCTTGGTAGCTTAGTTAAAGGTGCAGGCAGCGGTATTGGCAGTCTGTTAAGTGGCATTGGTAACTTAGGCGGTTTATTTAGTACTGGTGGTGCGAATACTGCTTTGCCAGATTGGGCGCAAGGAATCACAGACCCAGAAACTCTTAAAGCTTTAGGGTTTGGAGATTCTGCTGGCGCTGCTGGCGGTTTTGACCCAACAGGCGGCTATTTGACTGCACTTCTGGCTGCTGATAAGTTAAGCGGCGGTAAAATTGGCGTAGCAAAGACTGCTAGTGATTTAATTGGTGGTGCTGGCAATGCAGTTAGTGATGCAGTTAGCGGCTTAGGTGGCGCTGTTTCTGATGTTTTCGGGTGGTAAACATGGCAACATTTGACCCTTACAGCGAACAAATCATAGGCTTGCGCGAGCAGCAAGCTCTGGCGCAAA